ATACGCGGAGAACAACGGCGACTGGCTCTGGTACTACCGGTACGACGATGCGTCGACCATCATGGACGACGTGTACGACGAGGCCGTCGGGGACGGGCTGATATTCCTCGCGCCCGTCCGCATCCAGTGCCTCCACATCACGCACGTCGAGGGTGGCAACGAGGAGAGCGAGCGGGGCTTCTACTACAACGACGACCTGGACGCCAGCATCGCGTTCGACCTGTTCCTCCAGGCGGGCATGACAATGGCCGACATCCAGACCGGGAACTACATCAAGGACCGGGTGGTCTACGACCGGAAGCCATTCCGGGTGACGCAGCTCGCGGTCGAGGGTCAGATTCAGGAGCGCGACATCGTGATCGGCTTGTCGGCCACGCAGCTCAAGCCCGATGAGCTGGTAAAGGATGCGCAGTTCGCGCAATGGAGCCTTGGCGGCCCGAATGACGTGGAAGGGACTGAATAATGGCCCACCTGCCTAACACGGGCGATTCCAACTGGGGCGTCCCATTAAACCAGTACATCGTGAATGTCGTGCTGGCCCAGGCCAACTCAGCGGCGGCCAGCATCGCCAGCCACGCGGCGGCCAGCGACCCCCACGGGGACCGGGCCTACGCGCTCGGCCTGGTGGCCCCGCTGACCTCGGGGGTCAACGGCCCGAACGGCTTCCTCCAGCTCAACAGCATCGGGAAGATCCCCAACGGCGTCCTCCCGGCCGGTGGCGGGCGCACGGCGGCGTTCGACGTCGTGAAGGACTACAGCGCGCCGACCAACGGCACCACCGACGCGGCCAGCGCGATCCAGAGCGCGCTCAACGACTGCGGGACACTGGGCGGCGGCGAGGTGTGGGTGGGCGACGGCAACTTCGCCCTGGGATCGACGCTGTACATCCCCAGCGGCGTGTGGCTCCACCTGAGCCCGGGCGCGACCATGACCCGGATCGTCAACAGCGGGACCGGCGTGGCCCCGGCCTACATGGCGGCCAACTTCAACGGCTCGACGTCCTCGTCCGGCTCGGGCAACATCCTAATCGAGGGCGGCAAGTGGGTGTTCGACGGCCCGTCGGCCGCTGGCGTGCCGTTCGCCTTCGTCGGCGGTGACTCCATCGTGGTCCGCGACACCAGCGTGCGGACGCTCGCGCAGAACGCGGGCATCCTGTTCGCGGGCTGCACCAACTCGTCCGCCCGGGGCGTGCAGTTCAGCACCGGCAGCCCGGCCAGCGGCCGGTCGGCGTACCTGTCGAGCCCACCCGCCGTGCGGATCGAGACGGCGGCCAGCTCGGTCATCGCCGGTCTGAACGCGGCCATCTACTCCGGGTCCGGGTGCTCGAACATCACGATCGGGGCGTGCTCCATCACGGGGGCCACGGCCAGCGACGGTACCGGCCTCTACACGGTGTTCGGCGGGATCGCGGGCACCACGGCGGCGGTGTCCAGCTCGTTCCACACCAACATCCAGGTGCTGGCCAATTCGGCGGTCGCGCTGCCCGCGTCCGGCGTCTACGCCACCAACTGGCAGACCACGATCATCACCAACAACCAGCTCAACCTCAACAACGGCTCGGCTGCGGTGACCTCGTGGAGCCCGTCCGCGCCGTCCGGGGTCAGCCAGGTCATCGCCAACAACAGCTCGGCGGGCACGAGTGGCGGCCTGACCGCGTACAAGCCGGGCAACACCGGCCGGTCGAGCACCACCACGCCGTCGCTGGACCCCGACCTCCAGGTGTCGGTGGCCGCCAACGCGGTCTACGAGGTGCGGTGCAGCATCGCTTACACCAGCGCCAACGCCAACGAGGGCATCCAGTTCGACTTCCAGCTCCCGTCCGGGTCGATGGGCTACACGGCGGTCTCCCAGCAGGGCGTGGCCGTCGGCTTCGGCACCACGGTCTACATGGCCTCCACCGGCAACTACACGGCGGGAACCCCGGGCTCAGCGGTCACCAACCCCTCCAACAGCGAGTACGGCGTCCAGATCATGGGCACCCTGGTGACCGGGGGCACGGCCGGGACCTTCGGCCTGAAGTGGGCGCAGAGCAGCCCCTCGGGCACCTCCCTGAACGTGCTGGCCAACTCCAACCTCATCCTGACGAGGATCGCGTAATGCCCTGGCTGCGCAACGAGGACGCGGCGCTGAAGCGGAAGCTCCAGGGCCTGACCGTTACCGACCGGAACGCCCCGGCTGGCGGGCGCGTGGTGCCGGTGCGGTACCTCCTGCCGCAGGACGAGCTGGCCAACCTGAGCTATCCCATCTTCATCATCGAGCACGCCGGAATGTATCCCGATCCGACGCGCGAGCACCGAGGGCACATCCAGTTGCCCTACGCGCCCGAGGGATTCCAGCAGTGGTGGTCGGACGACACACAGGCCGACGTCACGCAGAGCCCGTACTACGCCGACTTCCCCATGCCGTGGAAGCTCAACTACCAGATCACGCTGTACGCGCGCTTCATGGTCGAGCACGTGATGCCACTCCGCGCGCTGCTGGCCGGGGAGCAATACCTTCACCCGAAGTTTGCCTTCCTCGAAGTGCCCCAGGATGGCACCGTCCGGTCGATGTTCCTGACGGGCGGTCCCCACGACGGTTATGGCACCGACGAGGATGGCAAGCGGCTGTTCAAGGTGACGTATCTGGTCAGCGTGTTTGCCGAGCTGGCCGAGAACGTTCAAAGTATGCAGGCGTTCGGCGGTACACTGATACCAGCGAGCGCTGTGAACCTGGACCTCGGGGTTTACAGTGACATCGGCAACATAGACATGAATACGCCAGCGGAGATCGAGGCCAACCGGGGCATTCTGAGCGTCGGCGTCGGCAGCTCGTTCAATGCTCTTGAGCCGCCGACCGGGTAGGAGAAGGAATGACCACACCAGCACGTCCGGGCGTGTTCGTCACCACGACCTTAACCCCGCTGAACACCAGCGGCACAGGCATCCCCGGCGAGGCCATTCCCTGCTTCGCGTTACCGTACAACCGAGGCCCGGTCGCCCCGACGAAGATCACGAGCTGGCCGCAGTTCATCAAGCTGTACGGCAACTTCAACGTCGCCAACGGCTCGCTGCTGCACTACGCGGTCTACAACTTCTTCAACAACAACGGCGACGCCTGCTACGTGCTGCGGCTGCCGAACACCGACGCGACCTACGCCAGCACAACGCTGGACGGCATCGGGGCCGACGTCGCGGTGCCCATCCTGACCGTCAAGGCGTCCAGCCCGGGTGCGTGGGGCAACCAGCTCTACGTCACGGTCAACACCACGGGCGTGTCCGGGCGGGTGAATATCACCGTCTACAGCGGGGGCAACACCAGCGCCTTCCAGGTCGAGAACTGGATCGACCTGAGCATGAACCCGGCCGACCCGCGCAACGTCGCGGCGGTCATCAACTCCCCGATCTCGGGCTCGGCCTACATCACGGTCACCGAGTCGCTGGGGGCCAACGGCTACGTGTCGGGCACGACCGACCTGGCCGTCGTCACCACTCCCCAGGCGCTGACCAGCGGCGCGGACGGCACCACGGCCCCGTCCATCGGCACGGCCATCCCGACCGCGCTGGACCAGCTCCAGAACCAGATCCTCAACCTGAACGTCCCCGGCTGGACCACCACGGCCGACCTGAACGCGCTCATTTCCTGGGCGGCCGGGCGTGGCGACGTCTTCATCGTGATCGACGGGCCTACCCCGAATCTCCCGGCCACGAGCGCCCAGGTGGCGCAGAACTACATCAACCTGGTGCAGACCGGAGGCATCAACGCCACGGTCCAGGCGGCCATCTACGGCCCGTGGCTCCAGATCCCCGACCCGGCGTCGGCGGTGCCCGGCGCGCTGAAGTGGGTGCCCCCGGGCGGCGCGGTGCTGGGCATCTACAGCTACACCGACAAGGTGTACGGCGTCCAGAAGACCCCGGCCGGTATCCAGACCCCGCTCAAGGCGATCGGGCTGGAGGCTGCGTTCACCCCCACCGACCTGAACAACCTCCAGGCGGCCATGATCAACCCGATCAAGGTGGTGCCCGGTGCCGGGATCTGCATCTTCGGCGCGCTGACCCTGAGCCCGGGCTATCCCAACCAGTTCGTCTCGGTGGAGCGCACCCTGATGATGCTGGTGCATGACCTGATGTTCCTGTGCCAGTTCGCCATCTTCGAGCCCAACACGGCCGACCTGTGGGCGCAGATCACGGCGGTCCTGACCAACTACCTGACCCAGCAGATGCAGGCGAACGTCCTGGCGGGCAACACCCCGCAGACCTCGTTCGCGGTGCTGTGCGACGCCAGCAACAACACGCTGTCCAGCGCGCAGACCGGCGTCGTCAACGTGCAGGTGGCGGTGGCCCTGGCGAGCCCGGCCGAGTTCATCGTCATCAACCTGTCGCAGTTCCAGGGCACCACCACGGCCACCGTCACCTCCTCGTAAGGACTCGATATGCCCGTCACGCAGAAGTCGTCTATCGCGCACCTGGCGAGCGACCCGTTACGGAACTTCAAGTTCCAGGTGGTCATTCGCCCGAACAGCGGTGGCGCGATCAACCTCGGTTTCATGTCCGTGGCTGGTCTGAACATCCAGGTCGATGTCATCGCGTACCGCGTTGGCAGCTACAACACGACTACGCAGAAGATGCCTGGTCAGGCGGATTTCTCGCCCATAACTCTGAGCCGTGGCCTCGCTGTGGGCACTCCTCAGAACTGGAACTGGATGAAGCAACTGTTCACGGTCATGCAGGGCACCGGCCCGAACACCGGAACCACGGACTTCCGGGCCACGGTCGACGTCCAGGTGCTCGCGCACCCGGTCACCGCCGCCACCGTGAACTACCCCGCGTGGTACCGGATCTACAACGCCTGGCCGACCGCGCTGGCCTACTCCGACCTGGACGCGGGCGCGAACCAGCTCCTGATCGAGCAGATGACGCTGGCCCACGAGGGCTTCGACTTCGACCTGGCCAGCAACCTCGGGCAGGACGCGGCCACTCCGCGAGCATAACGCCGGGAGCATCCACGGTAGACTACGACTCGGGCAAACATAAGGAGCAGTAGATGGCACGTAACACCGCGATGACCCGCGAGGAGATCTTAGCCAACCCAGCCGCCGCCCAGGCACTGCTGGACGAGGCGGCGCAGGCCGCCAAGTCCCCGCTGCCGGTGGCCGAGTTCCCGCCCGATGACCGGGTGACCCTCCCGGGTGGCCTGGTCTACAAGAGCAAGCTGATCAAGCACGTCACGGTCAAGGAGCTGACCGGCGAGGACGAGGAAGCGCTGGCCCGAGCCATCCAGCACCCGAACATCTACCACTTCCTCGACACGCTGCTGTCCTGCGGCACCGTCCGGCTGGGCGACCTGAGCGCGGACGAGTCCCAGGCGCTGCTGCCCGAGCTGCTGGTGGGCGACCGCGACGAGATCGTGCTGGGCATCCGGACGGCCACCTACGGCGAGACCGTCGAGGTGTTCAAGGTGCTGTGCCCGACCTGCGGTGGCACCATCGACAAGGTGGAGTTCTCCCTCAAGGATGACGTCGAGCGGATCACCCTGAAGGACCCGGCCGAGGACTCCGCGTTCGAGGTGTCCCTCCGCAAGGGGGCGAAGGCCAAGGTCCGGCTGGCCACGGGCGCGGTCCAGACGGCGGTGTGGGAGATGCCCGACCTGCTGGCCCCGCAGCGCGACGACGTGATGCTCTCGAAGTGCATCGAGACCTACACCGACGCGGCCGGGAACACCCACCTGATCGCGGGCTTCCCCAGCATGGTGCGGAAGATGTCCTCCCCCGACCGGCGCAAGATCCTCCGTGAGCTGACCGAACGCCAGCCCGGGCCGCGATACAATGATGTCAGGTTCAACCATGACGGGTGCGGCGGGGAGGTGACCCTCGCACTAGGGATCACGGACCTGTTTCGTGACCTCATTGCCGGGCTCGTCTAGGGAAGAACCGGAGCATAGGCTTCTGGACTACTACTCGATGCTCAACGACGTCGCAATCATTTCTCGGGGCATGGGCTGGTCACTGCGGGACATAAAGCGCTTGTGTGTACGTGAGCGACGCTACTGGAGTAAGTGGGTAGCGACAGTAGTCGAGAATGCAAGGGCCACCGCAAAATGACGACGCCAAGCCAGCCGGATTTCAGCGCGGGCAGCGCTGCGGGCAGCCGCTTAATCGGGCTCAACGACCTCCAGAACGTCGTCGACCGCCTGTCCAGCGCCGTAGACAAGCTCGCCTCCGTCGCGCAGTCGATCGCGTCGCCCGGGCTCAGTGGCACCACCACGGCGTCCTTCCGCAACACCGGCCAGACCTTCACCTACGGGTCGTTCCCCCGGATGGCCTCGGCCGCTGCCAGCTTCGCGGGCGGCGGGGGCGCGCAGTACGCCACGCAGCCGGGTGGCATGGGCGGCGGCGCGATGAACAACCCCGCTGGCACCCTCCAGTCGGCGGGCCAGCAGATGGGCCAGACCGCGCAGGCGGCGATCTACCCGAGCGGCGCGAAGTTCAGCAACCAGATCACGATGAACCAGTACGCATCGATGTCGATGCTTGGTGCTGGCCCGGGCGTGAGCTTGAAGCAAGGCTTCTCCGCAATGTACCGGCAGGCGTTCGGCAACTATAACAGCAACCTCAATGCCATCGCCAACAACCCGGCCGACGCCGCGCAGATGTACTCCAACCTCCAGGGGATCGCGGCCAGCCCGTTCGTGATGTCCACCGCGCTCGGCCGCGCGGGCTTCGGCGCTGCCGCAGGCTTCGGCGTGGCCAACCCGACGCTCGGCGGGGCAGCGTCGGCTCAGGCCGCCGCCCAGCTCTACAGTGGCCAGACGTCGATGCTGATGAGGATGTACGGCTACGGGGCCAGCCCCCGGGCCGGGATGGGCCAGCAGAACCCGCTGTCGATGGCCCAGACGGTGCAGACCATGCTCCAGCGCTGGTACGGCTCGGGCAGTGTCAGCCAGGGCACCCTCAACGCCGGGCTGGCCAACAACGGACGGCTGCGGCTCAACCTCCAGGCGCTCGGGCTCGACGTCAACACCATGGGTCCTGCGCTCCAGATGTACAACAAGCTGTTCAGCCAGGGCCTGAACGCCCAGCAGGCGCAGACCCTCCTCAATGACGCCGCGCACAACCAGAACTACCAGGGCCAGAGCGCCCAGAAGATCCTGAGCAACCGCTACGGCATCCCCACCAGCGACCTCCAGAAGCTCAAGGACACCACGGCGGTCCAGACCGGCACCACGTCGGGTGAGATGAGCGGGTTCGACGCCGCGATCTCGCAGGCGACGACCACCGTCCAGAAGTTCGACATGGTGCTCAACACTATCCTGAAGACCACCGGCCTCGGTACCGTGATCGGCGCGTCCCATGGCTTCTCCGGGGCCATGAACAGCGTGGGCGGCTTCGTCGGCTCCATGTTCAACAAGGGCATGGGGATGATCACGGGCCTCCTGGGAGGCGCTGGCGGCCCGGGAACGGCAGGCAGCACGTCGGCGGGCACCGGGCGCGGCACGCCTGGCTCGTCGAGCAACACCAGCATGTCCCGCGCGGTCGCCACGGCCATCAAGGATGCGGAGAGCCAGCTCGGCCGCCCGTACGTCTGGGGGGGCAACAACCCCGCCGTCGGATTCGACTGTTCGGGCCTGGTTGAGTGGGCCTACGGCCAGGCGGGCATCCGGCTGCCACGCACCAGCCAGGAGCAGTGGGCGGCGCTGAAGAACCGCAGTGTGCCGATCGGCAAGGTGCAGGCGGGCGACATCCTGTTCAGCGCGGGCTCGGACGGCAGCCCGAACAACCCCGGCCACGAGGCGCTGGCGATCTCCTCCAAGCAGATCATCGAGGCACCCTACACCGGGGCTAACATCCGTATCCGCGCGCTGGACCCGGGCGAGTGGGCGCACGCGGCCCGGCCGTCCGGCAGCCTCACCAGCAGCGGGGGAGGCGGGGGCACCTCGGGCAACAACGGCAACAGCTCGCCGTCGTCCACCACCGGCAAGGGCAACGGTGGCCTGGGGCTGTACGTGGGCAACTACGGCAGCTCCGACGAGCTGGCCAACGTCCAGTCGGCGCTGCTCGGCGGCATCCCCACGGGCGGTGGCGCAGCGGGCGGGGGAACCTTCGGCTCCAGCTCGGTCGGCAACGGCCAGGGGTCGGGCACCAAGAGCAACACCAACGTCTCCACGGCCGGTGGCGGCAGCCCGGCAGCCAACCGCGCTCTCGGCCAGAAGCTGGCCAAGCAGATGTACGGCTGGGTGGGCGCGGAGTGGAACGCCCTGGACAAGCTGTGGGGAACCTATGAGAGCGGCTGGCGGAACACCGCGCAGAACCCGGGCTCGACCGCCTACGGCATCGCGCAGTTCCTTGACAGCACCTGGAAGCCTTACGGGAAGAAGACCTCGAACCCGGGTCTCCAGATCAAGTACGGCCTGGAGTACGTCCACGACCGCTACCGCGACCCGATCCGCGCGCTCCAGTTCGAGCTGAGCCACACCCCCCACTGGTACGGCGAGGGCACCCGGAACGCCCTGCCCGGCTTCGCCCTGCTCGGGGAGCGGGGGCCTGAGCTGGTCAAGCTGGGCGGCGGCCAGCAGGTGATGAACGCCTCCCAGACGGCCGACATCCTCAAGGGGTCGCACGCCAAGCCCGGGCAGACGCCGTGGGACAGCCACACCGCCCGCGAGCTGGTGCTGGCCGCGACGGCGCAGAACAGCGGCCACCGGGCCACCGGGAAGTGCGAGGTCAACCTCCACATGCCTGCCGGTGCGATCGTCATCCACACCAACGGCAGCCCGTCGGATGTGTCGGCTAACGTCCGGCAGATCATGCAGGGCGTCAGTGAGGCCATGGCAGAGAACGAGATGGTCCAGAAGATCATGCAGGGGGTGATGGGGTAATGCCTCAGCTCATCACTCAGCCACCGTTCGACAAGCGGCTGACCACGCTCGCCTACCCGCTGACCGGCGAGATGGGCGTGCTCCAGGCGGGCTACATGATCTGGGACAAGCCGCTGCCCGGCTACAGCGGGCGCGCGGTCGTGCGGTACCTGTACAACCCGAGCACGGTGTCGGCCGACTACAACATCGCGGACGCGAGCGCCCAGGCGTCGCTGAACTTCCCCAACCCGGGCGACTCCGCGATGCTGGCCATCCCGCTGTCGCAGACCGCGCAGTGGTCGCTGATGTTCGACCGGACGTTCGAGCTGTGGCAGTCGTACGAGTCGAGCGGCCTGCCGCTGGGCGGCAACACCTCGACCGGCGCGGGCACCCTCGGCGTCCAGGCCGACGTGCTGGCGTTCATGCAGTTCACCGGGATGCTGACCAACTACAGCTACGGAACGTCGAGCAACGCCCCGGCCACGGCCAACGCCAACCTCGCGGCCAACTCGGGCATCATGCAGCTCGTGCCGAGCTGGGCGTTCTTCGGCAACAACAACGTCGCCAACGGCCTGATGTACTTTGGGTACATCAACGAGTGGTCGGTGCAGTACACCCACTTCACCCAGTTCAACGTGCCGATGCGGGCCGTGGTCAGCGTCAACTGGACGATGCTGCCGATGCCGAACACCGCCCCGCCGAGCGCGCCCGGGCTCCAGACGCCGGGCTCTGGCGTGCTCCCGACACCGGGAGGCACATCGACCGGGGGCCTGCCGGGCGTCACCTTGCCCACCGGAAGCAACATCTTCTCGGGGATCGGAGGCAGGTAATGATCATACCCAACTCGCGGTACTCCGACAGCAAGGTCGTCACCGTCATGAAGGGCGGAACCGACGTCGCGGCGATTGTCCCCAGCCCGCAGAAGGCGTACAGCTTCACGTACGTCAACCACCAGGTGGCCGTCGGGGAGCGCATCGACACCATCGCCTACACGTACTACACGGACGCCACCCTGTGGTGGAGGATCGCGGACGCGAATCCCGAGGTGCTGTTCTGGGATGACCTGACGCCCGGCATGGTGATAAGGGTGCCCCAGATCTAATGACTGCCGTCGGCCCAGTAATCTACCAGGTGTACGTCAATGGCGTGCCCGTCACCCTCCCGCAGTTCATCCTCGAAGCGGAATTGAACCAGACGTGGGGGCATCACGACGTGTTCATCTTCCGCGTGGAGTACAACCGGGCCTACCCGATGAACACCATCAAGCCGTGGCCGGACAACGCGCCGATCATGGTGGCATGGGGGCGCAAGCCGCACGCGCTCAACCTGTGGTACGGATACGTCAACCACCACAAGCTGTCGGGCAACGCCGACGCGGGCACCCATAACCTCCAGTACACCTATTTCTGCATCGGCACGAGCAAGCCCATGAACACGGTGGACAACCAGTTCTGGGGCTCGGTAACGCCCACCTACATTGCCAAGCAGATTGCCCGGCAGCACCATTTGCGGTGCGTGGTGACCAGCACGAAGTGGGTGCTCCAGTCGGAGGTGCAGGCGAACGAGTCCGACTTCCAGTTCATGAACCGCATAGCCAACAAGACCGGCTACCGGTTCTGGGTGTCGGGCGGCACGATGTATTTCATCGACCCGTCGGTGGTCATTGTCGGAGCCGGGCAGAATACCGTCCCGACATACCGGATGGATAAGCGCCTCGACTGGCAGGACACGATGCGCGACTTCCGGAAGTACCAGGGGGACAACCTGCCCGGTGCTCCGCAGGCGGTGCGGTCGGTGTGGGGCGTCGACATCAACTCCGGGCGCGTCTTCCAGGCCCTGGCGGGCTCGGGCAACATCAAGCAGAACAGCACCGTCCGGGTGGCCACCAACTTCGCGGACGGCCAGCGCCACGTCAACGCCTGGCAGGATCTGAGCCAGTGGTGGGTGGCGGCCACCGCCGAGCTGTTCGGCAACGTCACCATCTACCCGGGCAAGGTGGTGGGTATTCTCGGCAACGCAGTGCCCCGGGACGACCAGGGGCTGTGGATCGTGGCGTCGGCCCGGCACATCATGAAGATGTCCGGAGTCGGCAACATCGCTCCCACCCACGACAAGTACATCACGCAGGTGTCCCTGACCCGCAATGCCTCCGGGCCTCAGCCTACCATTAAGGGTGCCACCAGGATTTCCCCTGAGTTCGTCGAGTGTGTCCTTTCGGGAAACACCTGGTATTCAACGAACATTGGCGTGATAATGGACGGGGTGGACCAGTGAGTTTCTTAGGGGCAGGCGGGGTATCTTCTGTCCCGGGCGCGGCCCAGGGGCAGATCCCGCAATGGCCGGGCATTTACTACGGAGTAGTGTCGAACAATGCCGACCCCAAGAAGCAGAACCGGTGTCTGCTGCGCATCCCGCAGATCCTCGGGAGCGCGGTAACCACGTGGGCGGTGTCGCTGACTCCGCTCCAGAACCCACCGGCCGTCGGCACGCTGATCACCGCGCTATTCATCGGCGGCGACCTGGACTACCCGTGCTACCTGGTGGTGGACCCCAAGATCGTCGTGGAGACCACCGACGGCAACATCCAGCCGATCGGCACGGCCAGCCATGCAGGCACCTCGAAGAACCTCGCGGCGGCCGACCACGTTCACCAGGGCATCGACACCAACGCGGCCAACATCCAGCCGGTCACCTCCAGCCAGACAGCCTCGGCAGGCACCCAGCCGCTGGCGGCCCGGTCGGACCACGTACACGGCGTGTCCGGGCTCCAGGCGCTCGGCTCGGGCGGCTTCAACCAGATCTCCAGCTCGACCGCGAGCGGGGGTGACTCGGCATCGACGATCAACCTGATGAGCCGCTTGTGGGCCGGGCAGACGGAAATCGACCTGAACGCCCAGCAGGTGGTGCTGAGCGGCGCGCTGACCGTCAACGGCTCAGGGGAGAGCTTCTTCAACGGACAGATCCAGGCTGCGCAGTTCAACATGAACCCGCCGATGGCCATCCCGCCGAACTACCCGCTGTCCCAGGACCCGAGCACGGGCAGCTCGTGGGCGACCGGAGAGCGCGGCTACATCAACGCCATCGTCGTATGCCTGAACGCCCTTATCGCAAGCCTGCGTAACCGAGGACTGATGAGCTAGACGGTAAGATAGAGGTACCATGGCCAAGGAACTTGCTGCACCGTTCGGCTTGACCCCATCGGGGGGCATAGCCGTCATGACCGTGCCCGCATCCATGGTGGAGGCGCACCTCAAGGCGCTGGTCAGCACTGCGCCCGGCGAGCGCGTGATGAAGCCGACCTACGGCGTGCCGGTGGCCAGCTACCTGTTCGGGCTTGACGCGGCCCAGGCCCAGTCGGCGGTCGGCACCGACGTCACCCGGGCCATTCAGGAGTGGGAGCCGACGGTCAACATTCAGGACGTGCGGACGCTGGTGTCGGACACCTCCGAGGGCTTCGCCTCGATCAACGTGGAGTACACCCCCGGCGCTGCCGTGACCGGGGCGTCCCAGGTGAGCACGGCCACCGTGCTCGTCGGCGGCAGCGTGGTGGGGAGCTAGCATGGCAGTGTCGTCTCCGGTCCTGTCGGTGCCCACGAGCATCGACTACACCAGCAAGGACTTCTCCAGCTTAGTCGCAAGTATGCTGGCCTACGGGCAGATCATCATGCCCGACTGGAACCAGGCCAGCGAGGGCGACTTCGGCGTGGCCCTGGTCGAGATGTTCGGCTACATGGGTGACATCCTGAGCTTCTACGGCGACAGGATCAGCCAGGAGGCATACCTCCCGACGGCAACCCAGCGGCTGTCGCTGCTGAACATCGCCCAGCTCCTGGGATACACCGTCAGCAATGGCACCCCGGCCACCGGAACGGTCACCTTCACCAACAGCGGCTCGACAGCCGTCACCATCCCGCAGGGCACTCAGGTGGCCACGGCCTTCAGCACGGCCACCGACAGCCCGATCATCTACGAGACCAACGCGGTCGCCACCTGCAACGGAAACGGCGGCACGGTCACCGTGGCGGTCACTCAGGGCATCACCAACTCCCTCGTGCCGATCGGCACGACGTCGGGCCTGCCCGGACAGACCCTCCAGCTCCCCATGACGGACGTCATCGACGGCAGCGTGTCGATCTTCGTCCAGACGGTCAGCGGCAACCAGCAGTGGACGCAGGTTCAGTACCTCGTTGACAGCGGCCCGAACGACATGGTATGGAGTTCGTTCGTCGATGCGAATGGCCTGACGAACATCGTCTTCGGTGATGGCGTCAACGGCCTCATCCCCAGCGTGGGCCTCACGGTGTGGGCCACCTTCCGGGTGGGCGCGGGCGCGGCCGGGAACCAGTCGGCGGGCGTCGTCGGCAACATCGTCACGGCCATCGACGGCATCAGCATCGCGCAGAACGCCGACGGCTCCTACCAGTCGAGCGCGATGTCGGGCGGGGCCGACCCCGAGAGCAACGACCAGATCCGGGCCAACGCCCCGGCCAGCTTCCAGACGCAGAACCGGGCGGTGTCCCCCCAGGACTTCCAGGCGCTGGTCCTGTCCGTCCCTGGGGTGACGACCGCGAGCGTAGTGGCAAATCACTCAACGAGCGTCACTCTATACGTTCTCGGCCCGGCTTATCAAGCCCCAGGCACCAGCCTGGTCAACAACATCCTGAACTTCTTCACCGGCAAGACGCTGGCAGGCGTCACGGTCACCGTCGGCACCCCCACGCTGGTGCCGATCGATGTGGGATCGAGTGGCAACCACGTCACCCTCCAGGTGATGCCCAGCTATGTCCAGGCAAACGTCCTGGCCAACGTCAAGACCGCGCTCAACAACCTGTTCCAGCCTCCGCAGTCGTCGTTCGGCCAGCTCATCACGCTGTCGTCCATCATGAACACGATCATGTCCGTGGCCGGTGTCCAGTGGTGCATCGTCCCGCTGTTCACCCGGGAGGACGTCACGCAGACCACCACGAACAACATCCAGCTTCGCACCAGCGAGATCGCGGTGCCGGGCACCTGGTACATCACGGCACAAGGGGGCCTCTAATGACCCAGGCAGTCTTCCCGAAGTCGACCCTGCCCTGGACCGACCGCGTGGATGAGGTCGACGTCATCTGGGCGAACGACCCTAACTCGCTGGCGGCCGAGATCATCGCCATCGAGAACACCCTGGGCGCGATGCCGCACCAGGAGAAGTCGCCGTTCGTCGGGAACGCGATCACCTACGGGAGCGTGGACGCCCGGATCTCCGACGCGGTGGCGGGCAACCTCAACCCGTACTGCTCGGTCACGGTCAGCTCGTTCTTCGTGTTCAACCAGCAGCTATTCGGCACGAGGTTCGGACAGTTCAACACCTTCAGCAAGGTGTACGACCCCTACGGCTACTACAACGGCTCGGACATCACAATACAGGCATCCGGGCTCTACCTCATCACCGGCTCGCAGAGCTGGCAGTGGCACGACAGCGGGTACCTCTGGCATTCGCTGTTCATCGACGACGTGTGGCAGTGCGGCCACCGATGGGACTGGAACTTCGGGCTGTTCGGCCCGTCGTTCTTCGACCCCGATCGCACCGCCGACACCGCGTTCACCTGGATGGGCGCGATCCCGGCCGGGAAGCGCGTCCGGGTGGTGTCGGAGAACGGTACCTCGCGCAATCCTTTCCTCGTGACCAATTCCTGGCTGCGGCTCTACTGCCTGCGCAAGCTCCCGGCATCGGCCCTGGGCTAGGAGGGCTGAGCCATCAGTACCTACGGCTACTCGCTTTACGATACCGGGTATTACTGGCAGGGGAAGTTCGGCCAGACCCCTACCCAGAACTACTACGGGCTCCAGCTCTACAGCCAGCTCGATGTCAACCCGTTCGTTGCGGTCCCGCGCGACTACGAGACGATCATGCTGACCTGGCGGCAGCCGCAGGGCACGATGTACCAGTTCCGGCTGGTCTCCAACCGGTATGGCTTCCCCGTCGACCAGAATGACGGCGACATCCTCATCGACTCGACCACGTTCCCGGGCACGGCATACGCCGACCAGAATGTCATCCCGGGCACGTACCATTACTACGGGATCTACATCCGGCTGAATAACATCCCGCCCTACGTGTGGCAGAGGTGCGCATTCGCGTCGTGCCTGTCGCCGGTCAACAATGGCCTCGGCAAGCGAATGTATGAGATGCTTCCGGTGTACTTCCGCGAGCTTCAGAATGGCGAGCTGACCCAGGACGCGGCGGGCAACCAGTACCTCACGCAGTTCCTCAACACGATCGGCTGGGGAGCGGACTACCTCAAGACCCAGTACGACGTGCTGTTCAAGCACCTCAACGACCCGCTGGCCATCCCGCTCGGGGACCTGGTGAACCTCGCCGCCCAGCTCGGGATGCCA